TTATTTGAACATTTTTCTTTTATAGAGTGTGATAAACGTTACAAACATTAACATTAATGCCACACCAACTGTTCCGTACCATGTTAGTTTCGGTAAATCAACGTTCATACCAAAGAAACTGAACACCAATGTCGGAAGCGTTAAAAATACTGTAAACAGTGTTAATATACGCATAATATTATTCATTTCATTTGCAATTAATGATGAATAAGAGCCGGTAATACTTTCTAGGATGCGTGTGTAAAGTTCCGTCGTATTCAAGGCCTGCGTATTTTCAATCATTAAATCTTCCAGCAATTCTTTATCTTCTTCGTAAAGTTTAAGTGAACGTGATCTGAATATTTTTTTTATTGTATCACCATTTGCAGTGAGTGATGTTAAGAAATAGACTAAACTCTTCTCAATCTCCATCAATTCATACAGCTGCTTATTCGTTAAGGAGTGTCTTAAATTTGCTTCAATCTTAATACGCTCACGATTTATCTTCTTTAATGTGTTGTTGTATTTCGTTGCAACTGTAAGCATCACTTCCAGCAGGAATCGAGATTTCATTCGAAGATCAAAGGTCAGATTCACAATCTTATTGAATAGATCGTTTTCTCTTGAACAAATCGTTATAATATAACCTTTGCTTAATATGATACCGATAGGCACTGTGATATACGATTCTGTCTGCCTTATATTCTTATCCAGCACCGGAAAATCCGTTGTCACTAATGTACTATTAGAATCTTCGTCATATTCAATACGTGCACCTTCCTCTGGATCTAGTGGATCCTCAAGAAATTCGATTGGAAAATCAAATGCTTCTGCAACTTCTTCCATTTCTTCACGGGAAGGCATGACAAGGTTAACCCAGTTATTCGTCTGATACTTCTCTGCTTTAATAATCGTGCCTTCTTCTGAATTAATATATGTAGTAATCATTTGCCCACCTCCGTGATATCAACATTAAAATCTTATAATAACTTCCATGTAAAATCTATAGGTAATTAGAAAAAATAAAAAGATTGGGTTACCCCCAATCTTTTTATTTGTGAATATTATCCAATCGAGCCTTCCATTTCGATTAATTTATAGTATTTCATATTTTTATAATATTGTAAACATTGTAAAACCAACGTTTCTTATCTGTCTGAATTTATATTTTTTCTGTTTACTACATTTATTGGTATCAAAAGTGGTATCAGTAATACAAAAAATAATCGTATGCGGATTATTATATAAGAAATTCAAAAGCACCTTATCATTTAAGATGAGGGGCTTTATATATGTATATTTTATTAATAATTTTTCCACTCCATATTTTTCACCTTAGTTCTTTTCTGATTTCCATAGATATTTTTAGAATTGGTTTCATAAAGTGTTGCAGGGACGTAATAACTCCTGACCTTTTTCAAACCTATTAATACAGTATGATGGTGATGTAAATCATGGAATACAACATCTAGTTTCTGCGGATTCTTTCTAGAATCAGGAATAATACAAAGGTTTACCGATTGATCTATAAAGCACTTATGTAAAAAATTATAGTTAACAAGCCTTGACTTTATGTCATTAAAATTATTATGTTTTCTAATACTTTCGAGAGTCAGAGTACCTTCTAGTATTTTATATAAAGTCTTTGTTGCACTTATACCACTGTCTTGAACTTTATGAAAACCCAATAAATGATGAATATCAGTTTTATTAAATCTAATCTCAAAGTGCTCTAACTTTTTGTAATTAGTTTCAACCATTAAGTATTTTCCAGTGAATATATCTATATAATCATTTAAGATATCTTGGAAATTGACATCTTCAATTTTCTCTATTTTTAAATACGTCAAGTTCCAATTACCCCCTGAAAAAATATCCCTACTAAATTAAATAGTAGGGATTATGTATATGAGTGCGGATAAGAATGGTGTCTCTTATCGGGACCAACAGTCAGATATATGGCCTCTGCCAGGCTATGCAATGCACTCCAATTGCATACGAGATAGTTAGCTAACTAGAGAGAAGAAAGATGTGGTTGATAATCTTTTCTTCTCACACATTATATTCCCTAAAAAACATATTGTAAATGAATAACCCCCAATCTGTGGATAAGTAAAAGTTATCCACAATATTTTCCGGCTATTTAACCGAATTTTAAAATATTCGGGTATATGACCGAAATAAAAAAAGCCCTGCATTCTATTACGAGTGCAGGGTTGATTTCTTTCCTATTTAATTGTTCCCCATAAAATACCATCTTTATTAGCGTTATGCGTTCTGATAGGCATATACACTCTATTACCATCAGATGCAGTCCAAGAAATCCACACGTGACCGTCTTGTACCATAACCTCATCGTATTTAACAGATTGACCTTTCTTTAACACTCCAGCTTGTTTCATATTACGGAATGGTCCTGTATAGCGCGTGCGAATATCATGCAATGCAGTAAATGTAGCACTTTCTTTTTTCCATCGAGTACCATATTTATTAACTTGCCATGTTGTCACATTTGGTTTTATCGCCGGCTTAGTCGTTTTATTAATAGTGTTGCTTATCGTGCTTGTAACTTTGTTTTTAGCGTATTTAGGACGCACAAACCACATTTGAGTTTCGTAAGAATGTACTCGCTTAGTTGCAACTTCCCAACCACGACCACCTCTTTCGATATTATCAGTCCACCCACCGTTCAACCAGTTCTGCTCGATGACAGTAATACTATAATAATCAGCTGCAATTACGACACCTGTATGACCCCAACCTTTTCCGAAGTTACTACCCCATACGACAACGTCTCCAGGTTGTGCTACAAAGTCAATACTATTCTTAAATACGGTCGCAATACCATTTAAATTGTTAGCGAATGGTATATCTTTCGCGCCTTCCCCAGCTAGTCTGAATCCTGTTACATAATAAAAATATGCAGCAGAATAATCGAAACATTGAAAACCATAATAACCATCGAAATCGTACTGTTTGCCAATCGAATTATTGAGCCAATTAATTGCTTCTTTTTGAGTTTTCACTTAATCACCCCTTAATATCGTTATCAATTTCATTTTTATATGCTTGAGCTTCTTGAGCTTTCTTAGTAATATTGTTATTTTTCCACCAAGACCACAGATAAGCACCAATCGCGATAATTCCACTAACCACTGTTGTGATTAAACTTTCATCTAATTCGATAGGTTGATAACCTCTTGCTGCAAGTAATAAATTAATGATCGTGATAAGTCCTATGATTAATCTAACGATTGCTAAAGTTTTTTCATTTTGCATAATTTAATCTCCTCCATATAAAAAGAACACCTCATCGAGATGTTCTTAAATATTTAATTTCTTTTCTATTTTTTCTAAAGTCTTTGAAATATGTTTATTTTCAGTTGTTAACGTATGCAACAACTTTAAATCTTCTCCGATTTTTTTAATGTCTTCTGATATTTCGGCTTTGTAAGAAGTGAAATCAGTTTTTAATTCTGTAATATCTTCTTTATTACTTTTCACTTCTGCTTCAATCAAAACCATTCTACCTTCATGTTTCTGTTTATCACTACTCGTCTTTTGATATACACCTAAAACTGTTAAAGCTAGAGGTATAACTACAGTAATAAGCCATAACATTAAATCTCCCTGATCTAATTGCATTTTTCACGCTCCCTTATTTATTACTTGCTGTAGTAAAACTTATACTAAAAAAAGAGCGTATATTACGCTCTTGATTGTTATTACTCAGCCAACTCAGGAAGACCTGCTTCAACTAAAATTTCTTTAACCTGTGCTTTCAAAACTTCAGGACAACGTTTGAACTCATATTTACCTGCGATAATTCTGTTTGCTACTAATAATGCCATCATGGTCTCACCTCCTTTATTTATCTCTATACATAATAAAAAGGTGCTATAAAGTCGCTTCCATAATTTCAACGACTGCACCTTCCAATGTATCAACCCTGTCTTTCAAAGTAGACTCAATAGTAACCTTATTTAATTCTTCAAGTTCTTCATTAGCGATCGTTTCAATCCATTTAGTGCCATCGAACATAGCTTTATATAATCCGTCTTCAGGTCTAATAAAAGTACCGTCTTCATAATCAATTTCTTCCATATCCTCATCATACTGTCTGCTTCGTAACTCTATTCCTGTGAATAGTTTATCTTCATCATATAAATAGAATTGATTCATATTTATACCTCCAAACGATATGTTATTTGACCTACGTAACGTTGACTTGGTGCAAGTGGTTTAGCGATACTCAAACCATTTCTTGAACTCATAAATAAATTCATATCAGGCGTGTTAGTAGTCATGTTATATGAGTTGACTGCTAAATATTGTTCAGCAGGAATATATCCTGTTGGTAACGTAGCAATCACTGTATCCTTAGCAAGCGTACTACCTGCTGTCACATCAAACTTAACTGTCACTAGGTTGTTGCTGTCTTTGATTGCTGTAACTGTACCTGTAAAACCGTTTTGTAATACAAGCGATTGTTTTTTGGGCAATAAATCTTCAAGTGCTGGCGTCCACTGTGTCGGCTTATTCCCTTTTGCCAGCATTATCCTTAAATCTTTTAAAGGTTTACCGTTTAAAACGTTGTCCCGATATGCTACTCGGAGGTACTTAATTCTGTCGTCATTATGAATGGTAAAAATTCTGCCCCCGGCTTTATTTCCTCCGACGGTTAGTAACTCTTTATCTTCGTCAAAATAAAACAGTTGTGCGGTCGCTACCGAAGACACAAAAGTGTCATTTTTTTCACATGGAATATATCCGCTCGTAAAAGATCCGACCTCTCTGTTAGGCAGTCCGCTAGTCCATATTAATACGGTATCAGCCTCGGCTTTACTTACTGCTAATAGGTTTCTTACTCCTATTTCTAGGCTGTCTACATATTTCTTGACGACGGACTCGTTAGCTGCTGCTGTAGTCTTTTTGCCGTCAATATAGAAAAAGCCGTCCTTAATCGTAACTTCGTTTTTAAGCGTCAGTCCTTTTTGCCATTTCGACTGTCCTGCGACTCTAAAGTATAGGTCGTCGCCTACAATATAGTTACTTGCTGTAGTTCCCTCTGGTAATTGTTCAATTGAAGGTACTACGCCATCGATTTTTAGATCGTCGCCTTTGTCTCCTTTGACACCTTGTGGACCAATAGGACCGATTGGTCCTACATCACCTTTGTCACCCTTTTCGCCTTTGTCACCTTTAGGTCCTGCTTCTCCTCTATCACCCTTATCACCTTTATCGCCCTTAGGACCTTTCAACAACGCTAACTGTTCTTCTGTAAAGTCGTCATAAGTAAAGGCTTTACCTCTGATTTTTTCTGGGAATCTTTGTGCAAAATCTTCAAAAGTTTTCATTAAAATATCTACATCAATTTCTTTTGCGACTGCTTTATCAATTCCTGAATCTATAATCTCCATTCTAAAATCAGTGACATGAATAGATTCACTATCCTTCTTTAAGATTAGCTTTGCTTTTAACCATCCAGCGTGCTTAACTTTATCTTTCAAGTTGTACGCTATTAATCCATTTTCAGCTTCTAAAATCTCAAGTTCTTCATCTAAGAAGATAGATCCATCACCCATGAATAAGTTAATATAAGGTTTGTATTGTTCTTCATTAAAATTAAAGAATTTATCATCTTTCATCACTCTGATATTAAATGAAGTTGTATTAATATCTTGAGTGTAAAATTTCGATCCTAAATCACCTATATCTGATGATCCACTTTTAATTGCTGCTGTCATGTTTGAACTTTTAAATATTGTCATTTTAAGTCTCCTTTATTTATTTTTCAATTCAGCTAACTCTTTCCTCATAGATTCGTTCTCACTTATCAATTCTTGAACTGCTTTCGTCAAAGTAGACACATATTCATAGATGTTGATACCTTTGTCATCTTTAACATGTTCAGGTGTCTCACGTTCAACGATCAACCCATGATTCAGCGTGTCGTCTCCGTTCTTCAATTTCTCTTTATAATTATATTCATACAACTTCATAGCTTTTACAGTTTCTATACCGTTGATATCCCATTCACGTATGTTCGTCTTCAACTTTTCAGATGAACTGCTTACAACTTCTCCGTATATCTTCGCTGCTTGAAAGTCTGCGAACTTATCTGTAGTGCCTAATTGTGTTACTTTCACTCTTCCGTTAGATTTAGGTCTTAAGTATAAGTGAGTTCCGTTATCCTGAGTATTCACGTCTAAATGGTTCCCGATATATCCTGATGCACGAACAGCCTTATATCCACCATCATTTAAACCATCTGACATGATTCTTAATTCATCTAAATCTATCCCTATATACCCGTTCGATTTCAAAGGGAATTTAAAAGCTAACGCTCGAAGTGGTCTGTATGCGTAACTATCTATTTCTCCGTCTCCAGGGATACCGTATATATTGACCACGCGTCCTTCTGCTCCTGGAGCACATCCTAAATAAACGTTACTTACAGAAGTTCCTAAAGCAGAAGATGTTACGAGTGTATTGTCTGCTCTGAATAAAACCTTTCCTCCATCGTTATATCCGAATACCCCATAAGGTGAGATGGAAACTTTCCTGCCACTACTTACATCAACGAACTCAGCATCTCCACCATTTACATGAAAATAACTCTTTGCTCCCGGACTTGTAATATTAAGTCCAATTAACGATTTACCTACGATACTCTCGGCGACTAACCCTTCGGCAGTAGCGACCATGCGTGGTGTTCTACCTCCATCTGTCGAGATATACCATCCGGCACTATTTAAACCGACAATGTTATTAGGGTTATTCTTATCTATAGCAAAGATACCGTTATCTAATACTAACTCTGTACTGACTGACTGTATCTTCTTAATCATCTCTTGTGCCATTACATCAAGTGTGGCGAATGGCAATTTAACGAAACTTTTCATCATATCAGTTACAGTTTTCATAGCTGAACTCATTTTAGAAGCATAACGCTTTCTGATAGATTGACTACCAAAGTCAACATTGCATTCTTTTAATACATCTTTCTCGTCATAACGTTCTTCTATACCTGTAACACGTACCTCTTGCTTTAGATCAATACGTTCATCAAGTAAGAAAGTTCTGTCTCCAACTGTAGGTATACCATGCGCATATCCCTGCTTACGTAAATCATGTAATGTAGCAGATACTGTGACGTTCAAACTTTCATCCACAGATTCTTTTAATAGCTTATCCATGTACGCAGCATCTTTAATACGTCCATCTATTATAGGTGGAGACATTTCCCTTACTCCTATAATAGAAGCAAGCTTCGAGGTATATGCACGCTTTAAAAGTGATTTATTATAATAATCTTCTTCGCCCTCTTTAAAGTTCCCGAAACCTTTTCTATGCGTATAATACGATGTCGCATCAATCGACTTACTAATGTTCGATGCGTTCAACTTATATTTATATAGAAAGTTCGTGTCGTTCCCTATCATATCTCTTAAATAAACTCTACTACCTACAACTTCAAACTCAACGTTAAATTTATCGATTGCCTTCTTGAATAAATCTAATCGTGATAACCCGTTACCGAAACCATCCCAAGTTGTAGCAGTTCTTTGAGCTTCTAGGATAGGTGTAAACGATGTATTAGCGAATATCAGTTTAAACGCTTCTGAGAATGTGATACTACCATTTCTACGAGGGTGTATAACCGACGTACTAAATTCATCATAAAAAAGAGGCTTCCCCCTCAACTTTAAGTAGAAGGAGTTGCCTTTTGGGATTTTATCGATATATACGATTTTATAGTCGATGTTCTTATATGTGACCGTCCACATTTCGGATATTGAGTTTAGATTGAGTGCGTTATTCTTCTGCTGATGTACCTCTAACTCGATCGTGTGGTCACCATTTAATTCTTTTTTTATCGTCTTATTCGCAAGTAATGCGTGAGTGTTATTTTTTAAATCTGTGATTATGAGCAATTTGTATCACTTCCTTACTTTTTAAATAATCAAAGAACTGTATAACTAACATGCACTTGCACACCTGATTTGCCATTCGAAGTCGATATGTCATGTGCTAGAGAAACAGAACCATTAGGATTTATAGTTAAAGTGTTGTATTCTTTACTACCACCCATTACAGGAACAGCAAATGTTATTTGTTGTTTAGGTCTGTAACCCTCGTCAATGTAAAAAATCGGTTTAGTAAAGTTACCTGCCGTCCCTAAAAAATATCCTGTGATCGTGACAATATCCCCAACTTTTATATATTTGCCTTTTATAGTTCCATCCGACTTCCAGCCATTCGTAAATGACGGAGTCTTCCATACTGGATTGTTCGGTATAAGGCTCACAGTGTACGATGATCCTTCGACTGAAGCTGTTAGTTTAGACTTAGCTTCTAAATGTAGGTGTTTCTTATCACTACCAACATAATTGTAACCACCTATTGCTCCAATTAATCTACTAAAATCATCAATAGATTTATTGTATAAAGCTTTGCCTTCTAGTACATAAAAGTAATCTTCAAAATAACTTTTAGCTTTGAAAGTACTTTCTTTATCGAAAACAGGCATTCTTCTATCAATGTAGTTGTTTTCAATTTTTTTCAATCTTACCGAATTTTCGGCAATGGTATTTACTTGAGAATCTATCTCTCTACTTGACTTTTTAGGTACATATAAAAAGTCGTAAACTTTTCTTTCGGTTGTCAAATTGTTATCGATAAGCCCACCAATGAAATTACCATTGTGAATCGCTTGTGCAGAGCCACCACCATCAAGAGAGTATGCATCCATCAAGTTTAAGCTTTTAGATATCCTAGTGATATCTTCATAAGTCATCCCTATATTATTAGACTTTCTACCATCAGTAACAATCACATATAAATCTTTATTAGTATTTGTACCCACTACTACCCTAGGATGAGTTTCGGAGTATGAACCTACCTTAGCAAAACTCTCCAGAGGTAGTTCCTGGCCATTCTTAAGTATAGAAGCAAAGCCTGTAAAGCTATTGTATACATTATCCTTTAGCATAGTGTCTGAAGTCGTATCTGGTGGATAGTACTTAAACTCTCTATCCTTAGTTATACCTAGTATCTCATACTTTGAAGGAGTATCTTTATATACTTCTCCGTCTTTTATGTGTATTCCATATAATCCACCGCTATTAAAAATACTAGCATTTACTACAAAACTAGATCCAGTTCTTTCGAAAAACTCCCTAGGTGTTTCTCCTTCACTCTTATCTGTAGTACCTTTCTTTATTTCTATCTTTTCTCCGTCCTCATCTTGGAAAGGAATTACGGTAACCCAATAATCAGTATTTGAAACTTCATCTCTATATGATCTTGTGACTATCTCGTTGTAAAAGATATTCTTTTTCACATCATCTAATCCATCGAAATTTAATCGCGATTGTTTAATCCATTTTTCCCCATCGTAAACATATACTGCGTTCTCATCTGTTACTCCTCTGATTTCTTTTAATTCTGCTTCTTTTGGTAAATCATTAAACGTAGCAACTGCTTCTTTTGGTTTGAAATCGTTTTTATCAATCCATCGAGAAATCATCTCTTGGATAGCTTCTGAAGATAATATCTCATCACCTTTTCCGTTTACGAAACCCCACAAGTTCGACATTTCGCCGAATAAATAAGCAAAATTACTATTCACACCATTCACGTTTTCTCTATTTCCTCTGCCTGTATAAATATTTCTTATCACCATTTAATCCCTCTCCTTATTTATAGTAGTATTTAAAATCAAACTCGATACTACTTAATTTGCCACCTGTTATTGAGAAATTGTTCAACCCCGGTGCAATATCTATAAATGTTAAATTCGTATCACGTAGTATGCTGATGTTGTTTAGTTTGATGTTTAGCCCGTCTAATATTAACGTGCCACTCACTGCTTTATTAACTTTAAACGTTTTACCTGTCGTTAAATTCTTGATGCTGAAACCACTCGATGCACTCACACCTTTAACAGTAATTTTCAAGTACATACTTTCAGGCTGTACTGTCACGTTACCTGCGTTGAATACTTTAAATTCATTTGTGGTAAATGTGTACCGAGTGTTATCGAAGTCGATATTATCAGCAGTACCATGTAAATCAGTATTCTCATCATACGCTTGTGCGTTCAGTTGCATTGTTGTGTAGCGTGTCTGTGCATACGGTAAATCTACAGTAGTCAACTCAATAGAAAATTCATTGATATGTTTTTGATCATCAATCGTAATTTCACTCAAACTTTCAACGTAGTACTGTTTGCCATCTACATATTCACTTGATATGAGTGTCATATCTCCTGCCTTACTACCAATCGTTTCATAATGTACTGTATTATAGTTGTTTCGCATTTCACGTATATAATACTGTCCGTCAAACAACTCGTTGATACAGTCACGTAGATGTGCTACGTCATGACCGTAATCTGCTTTAGCCTGGACGATTAATGTTATCTTTCTCGTCATGTAGTCGTAGCCATAATTAACTACACCACGTCCCTCTATTTCAGTTCTGTAGGAATTCTTACTAATCCCACCAATAATAAAAGAAAGCACCTCTAAAGAAGTGCCTGTCAATTCATTATCAGATATTTTATATTTCTTTGTACCTTTAATAATTTCTGCATCTATATAATTCATACATTCACTCCTTTAGAACGCTAAACTTTCATCGATTGCATCTTCTGTATTTACGTAACTTCTAATTATCTCTGCATCACCTTCGTTGTGGACAGCTACGTTAACAACTGGTCTTGCTACGTCTATACCACTTGAAATGTCTGCATCGACTGTATTACGTAAATCCTTATTGAGAGAGCCTAAATCTTTATTCATACTTGCGTTGACTGATGCGAAGTCAGGATTGTAAGCATCTATCATTTCTTTTGCCATTTCAGTCACACTAGCGACTGCCATTCGTGCATTATCAGTAATACCGATAGCCATACCTTCACTTGTAAATGCACCGATTTCTCTAAATACTTTAGAAGGCGATGCGATACCGAGTTTTGATTTAGCAGCTTCAATTGCGCCACCAACTGCATCGACTGCTGCCTTAACTAAATCGCCTGCTTTTTCTTTGATACCGTTAATCATACCCATGATTAAATCAGCGCCTGCACTAACCATGTCGCCAACAAAATCACCAACAGCACTTACCATGTCGCCTAATGCACCTGTTAATGAAGATAATGCTTCAGAGCCACCTGATACAATTTCAGATACGAAGTTAGACATGGCATCGATAACGTTAGAAATCGTCTGAGATGCCCAATCTATGATGGCGTTTAACATATTTCCGAGTGCTTCTACAACCGCATCTTTCGCAGCATTAAACTTCTCGCTAATCCATTGATATGCATTTTGAACAAAATCACTGATGATAGGAAGAATTATGCCGATGATGTTAGAAATCATTGTCATCATAGAATTCCAAATGTTAGAGAGTGTAGACTTTATGGTTTCCCATGCACCCGACCAATCGCCATTAAGTATTTGCATACCTACTTTAACAATCCCGAGAATTAAATCGACTGCAATTCGTATTACGTTTTTTATCATTTCCCACGCTACTTGTACAATCGGAACAATGATAGCCATAGCAACTTGTATTACAGTAAGAATTGTATTCCAAATACGTGTCGCAGTTTGCATGATTAAATCGTTATTTTCATTCCACCAGGAAACTAAAGTCCCCCATATCTGCATTACGAAAGTAACAACTGCTTGTATAGCCATAGAGATGTACTCTTTAATCTGATTCCATATTTCAGTAACTTTGATGCGAAAATCTTCATTCGTTTGCCATAGATAAACGAACATCCCTACTAATACAGCAATAACAGCAATAATTGCCCACACTGGTGCTGTAATCATACCTAATGCACCACTTAACAAACCAAAGCCGATGCGTACAAAATCAAGTACAGGTGCAAGTTGCATGAACATGCCTAACAAAGTTAGACCGATTGCTACAATTTGTCCTATCATAGGGTGTGCTTCAAGCATTTTTGATACCCAATCAGCAAATCCACTCACCATTTCTAACACTGCCTGTCCAAGTGGCGCTACTGCAATACCGAAATTCACAATCGCCATCACGATACTACCGATTAATCCCATGATCGTCGGACCATTCGTTTGCACATACTCAATAAACTTCTGGAAGCCATCACTTGCAGCAATCGTTGCACTCCATTCGGCAAACTTTGCACTCATAATAACTAACGAATCGAATATTGTTTGTGAATTTGGTGCGAATGCTTTAAACAGGTTGAAGATTCCCTCAAATGTATTACCGAATATCTGACCGATTTTTGGTAAGTTCTCTTGCACGTAAGCGATGAAATTCTGTATACCTTCGGCAGTACTTACTTTTTGTGACCACTCCTGAAAACTTGTGGCCATATTTTGAAAGCCTTGCGACATAAATTTAAAAAGCGGAGAAAACTGTGTGAATATATTAACGAGACCATCACCGAATCTACCGACTGCACTTAACATATCGTTAAATATTTGAACGCCTACAGTGTTTAACATTTTAAAAGCATTTGCTGCTGTATCTGAAGATGTTACCCAACTATGAAATTTTCGTGCATTTAATTCAACAACACTTGCAACGCCACTTAAAAAAGGTGTCAACTGCTGTACTGCGCTTGTCGCGGCTCTCATACCTGCAGCCATTGCGTAAAAAATACTGCTTGCGTTTTCAGAGACAACACTTTCCCACGCTGATTTTAAACTGTTTAAAGAATCTTCATACTCGCCTGTAGCGTCACTTGCTTCTAACATACCATCGTTCAACATTTTGATAGCACTTGCAGCCATGAAGCCGAAAGCATAAGCACCTGCTTGAAGTATTCCGAATGCTCCTGCTGCACCAATCGCACCTCCACCAACTACAGCTATAGCGTTACCTACTGCCATGATTGCGGGTACTAATGCTGCGACAATAGGTATTATTGCAGTGAACGAACTGAGTAGCCCACCTTTGATTACGTTAGCTCCTACAGTACCAAATGAACGTATACTGTTCGCGAGTTCATCCATATCACTTCCGAATTTATCGTTAGCACTTTGGATTTGTCGCCATGCTGCCATGAATTTATTTGTTTTCAGTTCAACTTCTTTTTCGATGTCGTCGGCTTCAAACCGTTTCGCTAGTGCTTCAGCTTTTAACAAGTCACGTCTAAAGCTATTGATATTCGCTTCAATGTCTACTACGACATCATCATCTAAATTAGTTGCCATTGCCATTGCCTTCTTGATATCTCGTTCAAAGTCGTCAATATCTGCCATGATTTTAGCAACGAATTCGGCCATATCCATACGCTATCACTCCTTTCTGTTTGCTTTGTTTCGTTCGTCAATCCACTTCTGCATTGCAGCATCTCGAATTTTACGAATCTGTTTACGCTCCCATTTTTTCTTCTTCTGATCTAATTCATAAGAGCCCTCAGTCTGATTGATTAACGCACGTTCTTTTTCTAACTTACGGTTAATATCTTTAATATCCTTACCATTCGTCATACGCGCGTACATTACAGCTTGTAACCTCAAATCTTCTAAAGCGTCTAAGCGTCTATGTCTTGCGCCTTTAACCATTAGCTCCCATTCTTTTAATGTCATGCAGAGTAAATCGTCTAAAGGTATGTAACCAATCATGCGAGAAGTTGTTTCTACAATGTAATCAAAATCAACTACTTGGCGATTTCGTAAGGTGTTTTGCCTGTGATTTCTTGATACAGATTCTTGAACATTTCCACTTGAGCCAGTGATTCTTCTTTTTCTTCTTTCGATTTCGCTCTCGCTGAAGTGTTCATCATGAACCAGTACGTCTTCATCTTTCCCTTAAAATATCCACCTTCATTTAATACTTCTAATGCTGATTTGAAGTATTCGAGCATGTCTGTACCTTTATCGATTTCGTCCATGAAAAACTCTTCGATTTCATCGAATGTGAGTTTATTATTTTTCTCGTGGGAAGTTGCGCAATGCCAGAATTGAATTAATTTCTCTACATCCTGTTGCATAAGCCCCATGAAGATACTTACAACGCCATCTGATTCAACTTCTTTACCTTTGTGTTCAGTTTTACCTGCGTACTGTTTTGCTGTACGTGAGAAAGCTACGCTACCTTTTGCTTGATAAATGTGGTTATTGATTGTGATTTGATTTGACATGTTATTACTCCTTTATAAATATATTTTTGACAAATAAAAAAAGGGAGCTAATGCTCCCTAAAATTAAACTGTTGGTGCGTTCTGATACGCTACATCTTCGTAGTCGCCTGTTTCCTGTCCGATTGTCTCGTACAGTACTTGCTTAGCAATAGACGCATCTAAGATAACATCAGGTAATTTAGGCTCGTTGCCACGCGCTGAATTTAACTTCACTTTGAATGATGCTTCTAATTCTTCTGATTCATCATCAATCTTAAGTGAACGTGATTCAGGTACGATATAAGCGAATACAGAATTGTGACCATCTTTTTCAACTGGTGAACCTGTTGATTTGTCTGTATACTTTACCACTTTGTTATTGATTAACCATGTACGCATCTGTTCACCACGTTGAATTGCATCAACTAAATCTTGGTCGCGTTTCTCATTTGAATCGTAAGGGAATGTAATCTCGATTGTTTCTTCGAATGATTCTTGAAACCAATCTTTTTTATTACCAACCAAACGTTCTTTAAGGTTATTCTCAATCTCGTGTCCAATTTCAGTTGATGCAGAAATAGCGTAATCTGCTGCTTTAGCTAATGCTTTTGATATTTTTGTTGGAATCGTTACTACTGTCCAATTATTTGCTGCCATTAGATCATCTCCTTATTTTTGTATCGCACATTATGTACGACTGTATAATTCATTCGCACTACACCATGCATCGTCTCTCTATCAATATCAGTGAATACTTGCTGCATCTCTTTCTTGATATGAATTACTTTCGCGTTTGGTAGTAGTGGTTTTTCTTCTAAAAAATAAACCACATCTCGCAATAACTGTCGTGTACTATCAGTCGCAAGATATGGCTTTTCGTTATTTCTGTGATATGCATGTACCGTAACTGAAATTGATTCAGTGTAAGCGTTCGTGCCACGAGTTTCAGTAACATCACTCTCGCCCACAACGATATAACTGAATTTCGGCATCTTATTACCATTAGCATCGACACCTATATTTTCAGTTACTCGGTCATGTATCTCTCCGTTTAACAACGTATTTAATTTTGATTGCAGTAAGTTACTCATGATGCCACGTAATAACTCTTGTTCTGCTGATGGAAATCTCATTTAATCACTTCCTATTAAAGTAACTGTTAAAGTAGTCTCTACTAATGTGTAAGCTAGGATACCAAAAAGGCTGTGCAGGCATACCGTAAGTCGTATACCATTTACCGTCTTTTTGGTAGGACCATGGTATCGTTTTAGCACGTGAGCCACCTGACCCTTCTGCATAGATACCTGTTCCCCATTCGATAAACTTTGCATGTTCTGCACCGACCGAAACAATACCTGTGTACCCACCATTTTCAAAGTCATAGCCGATACTATTCTTAAGTGCTGATGTATCGACTGGCGCACGTGTAGATGATTCATTAAACTGTGTCATCGTCGTTTCTGCTATACCTTTTTTTACATCTGCCTCAACACGCTTTTGAAACTGTTTCAAGCCTTTAACAATACTATTCATATACGACTTAATGGAATCTTTATCACTTCATGTTGTCCACCCTGGTCCTCTAAATCGCCAATGATACGATACTTCACATTTTCAAATGTTACTGTATCGGTTGACTTGATGTCAGAACCATAAGGGAGGTATAACTGTCGTGATAAATCTTTCTCCATATTTTTATATTTTAGTTGTTCGCTTGTTGATGGCGTGTCCATGAAACCTGTTAAATCACGTGTAGTTGAGACAGTTGTTTCTTTAGGTGGATAGACTGACTTGTCGATTGTCGTCGATGATCGTGTAACTGTGATGTTATGTGTATAGAACATATTAAACATATCTACCACACCATCTTTCTATGCTTTTTCAAAGTCCTGTAAAGTGTTGATGGTAGATTGCTATTAATCGAATAACTCACAGTACCCATGCTTTTACTTGAGATAAAATCTAAATCAGCGTACTTAATACTTTTTGCGATAAAGATTTGCACACCCTCCGGAAAGGGTGCGACAAATTCAGCGTTACAATGTTCTTCTGCTAGTCCATGATAGATATCAACCAAATGCAACAACTTATCATCATCGTATTGTGTTGGTTGCCATTCGTTTATGCGTCTTACGTCTTCAGGTAACATGTAATCACCTACTTCTTATCGATACGTTCGAATACATCAGTATACTTTTCGTATCCTTTTTGTTTGAGTATTTCTTCTTGAATTTCTTCAGCACGTTTAACTGTAAGCTCCACGATATCGCCTACAGTTAATTTCACACCTTCCTTATTCAAGTTGACCGGTTTTTTGACTAAAAAATCAGTCATATAATCACTCCTTTACTACTTCAATAACTCGATTAATTCTGCTTTAGTTGCTTTCGAATCAAATTCGAGTTCTTTTTCTTTAGCTAATTTTACAAGTTCATCTTTATTTAACTTTGATAAATCTTGTTTAGGCTCTAATTTTTCTTGAGTTGTTACATTATCATGTTGCGAACGTCTTAGTGTTCCGATACCCATTTAAATCACTCCTATGCTGATGTAATCTTAACTGCTTTAGCGTCATTGTATAAGTAAGCACCAAAGTGTTTGTCACCAGTGATTACTGTTGTTTTACGGATGATGTCACGATCAGTTTCAACTAAAGTATCACGTTTTAAGAATAATTTAAGCGCACCTTTTTTAACTAATAACGCTTCACCTACTGCTAATTTCTTAGTACGTACTACTTCAGCACCTAATAACTCACCGAATACACCAGTAGTTACGATTGTGTCACCTAAATCAGATGGACGTGTCCAGTTATCTGCTGCTGCTTTACGTAATGCGCCAGCGTCAGATGGATTAACGAATAATACCATCGGTTCTAATCCTTCGTCTCCAAACTTAGCGATAGCGTTGTCGATAGTATCAATTAATTTCACATCTCCAACATGTGCAACTGTAGTTGTCTTCGCTGCTTCTAATAAGAAGTTGTCGATTGCGTTTGCGATAGCTAAAGCAATTTGACGTGCTGCTTCTCCTTTAGGGTCTCCGATAGCTGCAAGAATTGCTTCGTCAGTCAACTCTACACCTTTACCAACTTTTTTGATTTCCATTTCTTTTTTGACTGCTTCTAAAAGGTCTAATGGAATTGGTTGACCTTCAGGAATTACAGTAGCATCACCAATATATTTGTATGCTGGCACTGAAACTTTATTGCCCGGTTGACCTACTAATGTAGTGTCTACATCTGCGATAGGTGCGAAACGAATTTTTTTATTTAACTCTGCTTGAATAATTGTTGCCATTACCTCAGGGATTACTAAATTTGTTTGTTTTGTTGTTGCCATAATTAATTACCTCACTTTTTTATTTTGATAGTTGTTTAAATACTTCCGGATTTTCTTGATATAACTTTTCTTTATCTGCGTAACTCATAGCGTCAAAATCTTGTTTTGATAACGTTGGATTCCCACCTTCAGGAGGTGTGTAGCCTTTAGGCTTTTGCGATGCGAATAAGTATGGCATTGATTCTTTAGAAGTTTCGAATAACTCTTTAATTCCATCAAATGCGCCATCTTCTTTGCGTTTCACAGTACTAGTGTCGATTAATTTTAAAAAAGCTTTTGTGTCCACAACTCCTTCTTTGAGTGCTTCAACTTCGATTGCATTATTCAGTTGTAATTTTTCGTTTTCTTCAGCACGTTGGTCACGCTGTTTCTTTACGTCATCGAGTTCTTTTAATAGTTCCTCGTTCCCTTTAGCTTTCTCACGTACTGAATTTAACTCATCGTCACGATTCTTTATCTCACTATTTAATGTATCAACTTGTGACTGAAGCGCTTCAACTTCGTCTGCCTTTTCTTTAAGCGGACGCATTGTATCATGATGTTGATTTATAATTTGTGGGATAATATCTTCGGTAACACCTAAACCTCTTAAAAACTCTCTGTTCATATTTGAACACTCCTTAACATTTTTTATTACGCTAGATTTTACTAGCATTTGAACACCTTTAACGTCATGTTCAGGACAAAATAAAGAAGCGTTGTCGTTTACGTGTGAACGCTTCAGTAACACGAACGGAATACCACCGTTATGAGATATGTTAGATCACTTCCTTATAGGTAGATGAAGAACATAAAAATAACCGTCAATCCTCACGACTGTCGGTTTATAACTCAATCCAATTAATTTCGTTGAATCTTTCTTTAATTCGTTTCATATCTTTTTCGTTAGCTATGATGATGTGTTTAGCAACAAAAACTACATCGTCTTTCAGATAATTACAAATCATGTAATTTTGTTTGTTACAGCACACCTTTTGTTCTCTTTTAAACTCATCCGCTGCCTTTTTCACTGCTTCGTACACTTTTGAGCCATCAAGTTTAACAGTATACGTTGGTGTATCGTCTTTTGGTTGCTTTACTACTTCTAACTGTTTAAGTGTATTCGTCAATTCTTCTTTAAGCTTTTCGTTTTCCTCTTTTAAATCATCGTGTTGAATAGCTTTTAAATAAAGGTCATTGTACTCATATAGTTCTAAAGTTACTGTACTTTGCATGGTTATTTCCCACCTTTTCTTTTTTGGTTAATATTATTAAAACGGTCAATTACAATAATACCCATAGCAATAGTTAGAAACATTCCGAAAACAACCCCCGTCACATCTCCTTCTATCAAACAATCTACAACTAAATAAGCAGCAACGATAAAGAACAAAATATCTACGATTAGAAACTTTTTGTTACTCATATTTACTCCTCTCCCGTCATATCAAGCAATACGTTATGCTTAGCACATTCTAATAAACCTAATACTTCAGTTTTATTCATGTGTGAGTATCCTTCTGCAATGACTTCGTTCTTACCTCTGATTATAACTACAACATCTTGAATATCTTTATGTTGATTTAATGCATCTTTCAATACATCCTTTACAGTATGTTTCTTGCTCACATCTAATACCCCCAACTGCCATCAGATTTTTTATGATAACCATTCTCTAGCATTTCTTTGAATTTCTCTTTATCGTTCTGTACAGAGCCTTTAGTTCCTTCTACATTACTCAACCATTCTTCATACGTCTGATAAGGTACGTTGATTGATTTACCATTCTTATCACGTGCTTTTCGTACAGTAGGCTTTAAGCCATTGACTGTATACAACTTCTTACATCTACAGTTGATGTTCTGCGATGCACTATCCTCTCCAATAAGTAAACGTGGTGCAGGACCTGTTGAAAGCCCAACATTAAAATTACCATCGCCATCTACTTTCTTACCGTCCATCATTTGATGAGATGAGCGTGTTCGAGTATCAAGTGTTGCGTCCCAATACCCCTCGATGTTAGCACCTAATTCTTTAGCTTGTTCTTCTGCTACAAGTTGCGATTCACTTTGTGCTCTGCCTACTTCTGTACGTGCGACACGTTTCGTTTGCCTGGCACTCATACCAATGTCATTTTCAATATCTTTAGCGATACTGTCATAACTCTTGCCATCAAGTACACCTGTTGTTAAATGACCACGTATACGCTTGATTGTTGCTTCTCTGTGATTTTCAAAAGTCTTATCAAGTTTTATCTTCTCAATAGGCTGTTCCATCGTTACTTTAGCGTTGCTATACAGTAAACCATCACTTAAGAAGTTGATATCACTAGACATATCAAACATGTGCATGTGCCTGTAATAACTTTCTATCTCTGTGTTCATTTCTGATTCACGTATTAGATCAATGACATCACTATATGCACCATCGAGCAATTCATCTATCGTGTAGAGTGTCTTTTGTAGTCGATTATATTTATTAAACTCTGTCCATGTAATGTGAGGGTCGTCTGATTGATATTTCTCGAATAGTTCTTCGAGTATGCTAAGTATCTCTTTTAACTTTCTAATTAGAATACGTGCAGTTTCATCCGACACACTTTCAATCATTTCATTAAGTAATTCGAGTATCTTCTCTTGCATTTATCTCAACTCCATGCGTCTCTATCCGTTCGAGTTCTCCAGCTAAATCTTTAACGAATGGATGATTCTCGACTAACGTTTCTTGCGAGATGATGTTCTGCGAAATATTCACGATTTGAGCCTTCTCTAATTCATTGACCATTGTATTAAAGTTGAATGTAATCTCCACTTCTTTATAATCTGCTTTAATATTATGATATTCAAAGATGAACCAAATGATTTCTTGTATTGCTATATGCGCCTTACGTGATAACTTTTTCGCTTTTAAGTCTAAGTTGCTGAATAAGAATTGCAATGCGATACCTGATGGACTGTTGCCGAATTTATCACTGTTGAAGTCGATACCCTGTGCTGTAAGAATGATTTTCTCGTGCAGATCCTGTAGGTAGTCTTTAGTCGCTTGTACCGGAATATCAATCTTAATCGTATCTACGCCACCATCTTCATCGACTTTTAAAGCACCGTAATGTCTAAGTAGTCGCTTGAAGTCTGATAGGTCTTGTGCTTCATAGTTCTTTAGTACGAATATCGTTTCAGTTGATTCGTCGAATGTATTCGCTAGTCCTGATAAACGTCTTTCAAATGCATCAACTAACGTCTTATAATCTTCGATATCAGGTGATTCAAGAGAGTTATTCTTAAATGCTACGAATGGCACTCTACCCCAACTACCACCATCAAAATGACTGCTAGGATTAGTCTCGCCAAAGTAATAATCGAGTACTAACTGGCCACCATGATACATATAATGTGTTACGTCATTCTTTGTGTAATGTGATACACGTTTCACACCATCTAACATACGCACCCAGATACCCTCAAGCATTTCTTCACGCTCACTATTTTTGTAAATAGGGATAAACTGCTCAGCAGGTATACGCATTGTATTAACTTCGCCATCTTCATCAATATAGATGTGTAAGTATTCCACACCTTTATTTGATGCAGCAGTTAGGATGTCGATTAATCTATCATCAAATCTATCTGTTAAAGTGTCATGTATTAAATTGATAATTTTCTTGTCATCATGTTTGATTGAAACAGGGTTACTTGCAACATACGATACTTTTTGATCTACAAGTAACTTCTGATAGTTCACACTCAATTGATTATGAGGTTTCTTTTCATCAACCACACCATCAGCACCAACTGAACGCTCTAAACGTAATATGTCCGACCTGTTCTCGTAGTATTCTTGACCAATCGAATACTTATGCAAGTACATCTCGTGTTCTCTTACTTTACGTTGCAGCATTTCTCTTTCCGTTTCATCTTCTCGCTTGATGAAGTCAAGCATCTTTTCCATTTCCGTCGGTTCGTATGGATACACCTAATCACTCCTTCCAAAGCCTGTGCCTCGTCTTTTCTTCATATCATTTTCAAATGCGTATCTCGTCGCATCTATTGTGTGGTTATCCACATCAACTAATCTTGCTTTAGGATTACCATCTCTATCTGTTTCATAATCTATATTCTCAAATTCTCTTGCGATGTTTGGTGTACGCTTCGGGTCAATCACAATCGCATCTAAATCATCAAGCCATTTTTCTCCGTACTCAACTGAGCCTGGACCTTTCTTAGCTTGTTTAATGTTATAGATACCATGTTCAAATTTTAATTCATCGATATCTTTAGGAGATACCTCCGAAATAGTGTGATGTTCTTCTGCCTTTATTTTGTACATGTTTTCTGAAAGTTTCTTATTGCTCATCTTCACACCGTAGATTTCTTCCATCGCATAAATAGTATTGCGTTTCTTGTCATAATGCCATCTCACAAATGCTAATGGATCAGTAGCATAACCATAATCGACTCCCTGTCTGAAATTGTCGAACGTATTATATTCTTTATCAGGTATCTCTCTGAATTCAAGATTATCAAATGGTACAACACCACTACCGATTGCTTCTCCGAGATACTCCCACCTGTAGCGCTTCTCATTCTTAATACGTTGTGCTTCTGCTTCATCTTTGAACGCTTGTGCGATGTACGGATTATCTAAGTACGTGCTGTGATGAACAAACGTATTGGGAGGTTGGAATACTGTTTCGTACTTCTTATTAACCCAACTTGTTTTTCGCTTAGGTGGGTTATATGTAAAGAAAAACTTATAAAAAAGACCATCATCCAACTCTCCACGTAGTAGTGAATTAGTGATAGTCGTAACTTCATCTTCTGTCTTAAATTCTGCCAATTCTTCAATCCATGCAATCGCATAAGGGAACTTGCTATCTTTTAAAGACTTTAGTCGTTCGGGGTTCTGTGCACCTCTGAATATTATCTTGTTCCCTCTAGGGATATACTGTATCTCTAGAGGCGACTTCATTACCTTAAACAAGTGAGTGACCTGTTGTTGTTCCATCGCCCACTTAATCTGTTCATATACAGACGTTACAAGTGTATTATCCACCTTACGAATAACCACTGCATTCAAAGGATAACGCATAATCAGTTGTAAGATGATATGTGCTACATCTGATGACTTACCACTACCACGTCCACCTTTGCATACGATGTTTAGGATTGAGGGGTCTTTAGCTGCTTTCCAAATAGGATGAAAATGTTTCGGTATCAATTCTGATAAATTAATCGATGTCGTCATTGAAGATAACACTTCCTGTCAACTCAATTTCTTTTTTATCTACATAAGCACCATGAACTTTAAGTATATGATCAATAGAACGTTGTCGCTCTTCGAAGTCAGGTGTCGTAATATACGTTACCTCTTTAGTCACTTCGTTCTTTAAATGGTCATAATGTTTACTATAAGCCTCGTGTCGTTCTCCTCTTGCAATCATAGCAGAAAGTACTAACGCTTCTGTAACGTCCATTAAGCGTTCGTCTGATGCTTGTTTAACGCGTTCTTCAATGTAACTTTGTATTGTAGTATTTTGTAGTAATTTATTAGCGTTAGTATTTGCGTACTTTTCGCTATATCCTGCTTTAATTGCTGCTTGAGTTGCATTACCACCATTGATGATATACTCATCTGCAAACTTCTGTTGTTTTAAACTTAATTTCATCTCATATACCACCAACTTTCACGTTAATCACTTAATTTAATATAAAAAAGACACACATCATAAGATGCGTGCCTGATATTTTGTTGCTCTCGTCTATACTACTATATTACTATTGAAGTTGAACGTTTTTTTCCGTAATTATTCCGTACTTAACAAAGCCATATTTGAAAAAAGATTAATGCTAACCCTAACACAAACATTAATTTGCGATGTTTTTCTTCACTCATCTTATCATCTAAATAAATTAATAACGATAAAACGAATATCACAAGTAAGTACCAAATAAAGTACATCAATACATCATCCCCAATTCATCTGCTAATCTCTTCAATATATCCTTCTTGTACTCGTACAGTACCGTCTTACTGATACACAAGTTGTCTGCTATTCCTATCACCGTATACTTGCGTTGTTTCTGGAAGTAGTATAACTCTATGAATTCCTGTTGTTGCTCTGTACTGTCGTTATATACTCGCTTGATAGCGTTCATCATTCTATCTAACTGTAATAGTCGCTTATCAGTCGTTAGTCTTGTGACTGTTCTCTCTACTGTCGATACATTCGTATTACTTCTGCCTCCACCAATATTCTCATCTGTTGGTGTCCAGGGATTGAGTATCTCGTTTCTAAGTTGTGCAATATGTTTATCGTAATTAGGATAATCCCTTAACTCTGATTCTAAGTAATTGATTGTTGACTTTCGCATTCGCTACCTCCCTAATAATTCTCTTACACGTTCGAGTATGTCTTTATCCTTAATAGTTTCTATTCTGTCTTGCATGGTTCTCTGCGTTCTTTCTGTCGTATGCTTGTTCGATGTCTTCTAATGTGAATGCGTAGTGGTCGAGGATAGTAAGTAGTAACATATATAATCTGAATACGTTTAATTCTTCGGCAAGTAATCCTATCAAGTCGAGCATATCTACTTCATGAATTCTATCGTACAATTCTTCTAGATCTCCGTTGATAGAATTTACAAAATCAACACTCTTAAACTCATGTTTGTTCAATGTTAAGTGTATGAAGTGAATTACGTCTATTGCTTCATCGATAATGCGTTCTGGTACAACAGACTGCTTTTTCCAATATTTCCATGAATCGTGGCATTCATTGATGAATTCAAACTTTTCCACTTGTAAAGCTAAGCCATGTTTGATACTCAACTTTTCTCCTTTCCATTCGACCTCACTAATCCCAAACTTCTCTCTAATCATGCTGTCTAACTCTTCCTGCTTCTTGCTGAACTTCTCGAATAACTCCGTTGTCATTTTAATCATTATTCATACCCTCCATAATCCCTTTAATAATCGCTACTACTACACCCAAAGCTATTGCTCCAATAACTACTGCGACTGAAATTGTTAGTATCCATAATAAAAAATTAATCATTATAAATTTCCTCCTAGAATAAAGTTTAATGCGATGATCGTTATGAATGTAATTAATCCCCAAATTACGCCACGCTGTACTGCTATCTTGTGATATGCCTTCTCTAATTCTTCGTGATAGACTTTAAGTTGTTTATCGTTCATTCTCTATAACCTCCTAATTATTCTCCGTAGATTTCCATATCCGATAATCTTTTCGCTGAATGGTACGTATTTTTATCTTCTTTCTTGATATATCTCATTTGGTTCGCAGTTTTCAATGACTGAAAGGCTATTGACATCAACGGTATATAAAGGATAGCAATCGCTGATACTTGGGTGTGGTCTTCTCTGAATACGGCTTGTGTCAAGAATAGTACTATAACTATATGAGAGGATAGCATTTCTTTTACCAACCACACATATCCTTTCCAGAACCTCTTAATCTTGTTTATTAATAAGTTCATCAGCTTACTCATCTCTTTCCCCTCCATATACCTTAATCTCCTTAACATAAGCTAGTCGCTTACCATACTCATTAATCTCTGCTGCTTTTCTCAATGCGAGTTGTTTTGTTTCAAATGTTGCTACTAACATCTTATTGTTGTAATATACCTGCCACACGCTGAATTTATATTGCATAGGTTACCCCTCCAATAATTTAATCGCACCCTCTACATCAGGTGTATCCTGCTTTAACAATGCGACTGCTTGTAATGTGCGTTGCTTTGCTACTCTGTTATACTGTACGCTGTCTACTAACTCGTCTAACTCATAGTCGAGTAGTTCACTTGCTGATAACTTTGAACGTGAGAGGGATTGACCATATTCGGCTATCCCTTTCTCGTTCTGCTTGTGTAAAGTGGAATGGAAGTCGTGTAGTACTCTGTTTGGATCACGCATTGTTGTTCTCCTGTAAACTTTCGATATACTTAAGTGTGTTATAAGCATACTCATGTTCTGTCGCATCTCCGTTGTGCCATAAGTTGTTTAGGTGTGATTTGATGTATGCTAATGTGTTTTCTAGTTCATCAGCACGTTGTTTTTGTTGTTCGTACAACTTTGCGTACAACGTCTTTTCGTTCATGAACATTATATTTAATGCGTCATCACGTTTGACTAAAAGTACATCATTACCTTTAATCTCTTTAATCACATATTCAACACCATCTAAAATTACCTTGTCCCCTGCTTTAATCAATCAGTCCACGCTCCTTTGACCATATTAGGTCTCCGATAGAACCGTCTGGGTTTTGGAAATATATATAATCTACTTCACCCTCGAAATGAACTAAAACGCCTTGAATACTTCTGTTTTCGAATCTTGATACTGTACCTACTTTTCTAACTGCAATTAAATCTAGTATAGTATCATAATCAATCTCAACTTCTTCTGTTATGGTGAAAAGGTCATCTTTACTAATGTATCTCACTTCATTAACATCAATATCTCCATCAGAGTGAACATAAACGCTAACACCTTTTTTGCTTTTAAAGTTCATTTCTACTATTCTTTTATCCCACACATACTTAATTAATTCATCAAACCTTACCTGTCTTTCACGTTTAATAGTTTTCATTCGTCATTCTCCTTTTCAAGTATCTCAACATCTCCGTCATGTTTGATAGCAATAATTAATGCTTTTCGTGTATCTTCTGTTACGTACGCTTTACTTTTAAATGTCGTATATCCTTTAGGTCTATCTTCTGTGTACCATCTTGATTTACCAACCTTTATTACGTGTCTCACAATCCCTCTCTCCTTTCGTGAGTTAGTCTTCTGAACTTATATACTTTCCATCTCTGAATCGTCCTATTACGTCCTCACTTTTCAATGCTCTGTTCATTTTAGTTTTATAAAGTATTAATTTAAGCCATTCATTTTCAGGTCTGCTACCCTCTTCTAGTGCTTGCTGGAACGTGTCATAAATTCCGTAAGCTGAATCGTATGGTATAGAAAGTACATAATATTCTTTCTCGTCTTTACTCATCTCTCATTTCCTCCTTTTCGATGTCCCATCTTCTTATACCACTTATAAAATTCTTCTTTCGGCACTCTCCCTGTAACGACATTATCCTTCTCATCTGTGCCAGCGACGAAAATGTATCGTCTGTTCTTACCTGTGACTGTGTAGAAACCACCGTATAGAACGTCTTCGTACATTTGGATCACTCCTTAATACGACCATATTTGATAGCGTATTGTACCACTTCTTCTATATAATCACTGTCGTAATGTTCACTTGAAAGCAATTGTCTTAGTTCATCAGATGACGAAACTAAACCTAGATATGTGTCTGAATCTCCACATTGACCACACACCTCGTAATCCAACCCACTCTCATTAGATAGGTATATATCGCCTAAACAACTGCTATAAACGTATTTACTCATTCTCTTATCCTCCTTAAACTTATACATTTAGTAGATTGATACTTGAGTTTATTCCATGATTTTTTCGGTTTTTTTCGCTAATCCTTTTTTAACTAAATAGCCCTCATGTTTTTCAGACATATCATCAGTTTCTAATTCTTCTAATAAAGGTAGTACCGTCTTATAAGCGTACTCGTTCATGTCTTTGGTATAAGGTCTTTCTTTACGGGCATTATTTAATTCAATGTAGTTCTCGTAATCAACACCGATACTATTTAAATTGTCATACATCCATTGGAATGGTAACGCTATAAAACCACATACATTAGATATAAAATACAAAATATAAGAAGGTGTTTTGAGTATTGTTAAACGTATTTTCAAAAAGCCACGTTCTCTTTTTGATTTTCTACTCAAAGTTTTTAGTTTCGATTTGTGTTGTTGTGCCAGTTTTAATTGTTCTTCGTTAAATAAACTTTCTTCACCTTTAAAAAAATACTCACCTAAAGCACCATAAATTTGGTCTGATGTTCTTTTGCTCACTTTTCTCACTCCTAGTAATCAAATATAGTAACCTGCTCATGCACTCTCTCATCGTACCTCTCGTGCATTTCCTGAGCGTTATCGAACTCCTCTACATAAACTTCGCCTGACACATCAATCGCTCTGTACGTATCATCTATAAGCGAATAGTAGATATTACCGTTCCTTTTGTCTCGTTTATCTGTCTGCCACCCTTTATTCATGTAGTGGTTGAACAGTCTCGTCCATTCTGATTCTTTTAAGTAGATGATCATGTGATTCACTCCTTACTCGAATAGTGCTAGTTGCTTCATATCTGCTCTGTGCAAGCCATATTCTTCGCAGTATGCTGTAACTCCCTCGCTACTCGTTATCGTTGCAGGATAGCGTACACGATAGAACTCTGTACGTTCCAATATTTTATACATACCATTCTTTAACGGAATTACCGTTGTTGCGAATTGCTCTTTATCATCGAGTAGTTTAATGCTATTCAGTAGTCCGTACATGATTACCACCCTTTAAACATCATCTCGAGCAATTTGTTCGGGTACTCACCAAACTTAAACTCTTTCAGTTCAGCACGTTTAGTAATTGTTATACGTTGAGGTCTCTCTTCAAACTCACTGTTCACAGGTTTTCTCGCATGCACATGTCTGTTGATACGTTTATTTCTGTATGTCATCTCAACCACTCCTCATATTCTGTTTTCAAATAACTCAGGGAATCTTTTTTCATACTTCTTCGGTACGGGCACACCTGCTTCTATCATCTGCATGACCATCTTCTTAGTTTCATGTTCAGGTGTCTTGCGCTCACGTTTCTTCGTATGTTTGCCTTTTGGAAGTGTGAGTGCTTCCTCTAATGTGTAATTGTCTCTCATACGTCGTTCAAAAGTCGAAAACGATACACCATATTCATCTGCGATATACTTATACTTTTTATATGTGCCTAATAAGTTGATTACAGGTTCAATCTCCACATCATGCACCACCTTCGAATAGTTCGGGGAATCGCTTAATGTATTTCTTTGGTACAGGTAGATTTGCGTTGAGTAAGGCGATTACCATATCTTTTACCTCACGATCTGATTCTTTTACAACCTCTATTTCCCCGAGTTTTTTCTTCGTCATTTTTTCTCTTATCGGTTCTGTTGCTGCACGTTCATGATTCCAACCATAAATATGTACTCGATGATAAAACGTATTAGTACAAATTCCGTTCTCCTTGCCAACTTTCGCCCACTTTTTATATTCATCACTACTTACAGTTTTCCAATAATTTTCCTCGCTTATCGCTTCTTCAAATGTCATGCCTTTAGCAACTCTCTGTCTGTAGGTGTTGTAACTTACTTTTGCTCTGTGCTTATTCTCTGCCCAATACTCGCCCATCGGAGTACTTGGTTTGTATTGCTTGTTTTCAGAAGTCAACGCTTGTTCTATACTCATTCCTGCTTTTACTCTTTTGAGAAATGTTAGATAAGCCACTTCGCTAATATCTCGGTTCTCTCTCCACGTCTGCTTTAAATTAGTTGTTTGTGCGATTTTCACCATCTCAATCTATCCTTTCTTTCGTTGTCGTCTTACTTTCTTCAACTCTTCATATTCAATCCACTCAGTGCCATGCTGCTCCTGGTAGTACTTCGGCGCTCTACATATCCATATCAGCGACTTATCTTGATATAAGTATCTGAATAGCTTTGCCTTCACTTTCGCTGTCTCTGTCGCCATACCTTTGATATCGATTACCTCTGTTGTTCCGTCTGTATACGTAACCTCAAAATCTGCGATGTACTCCATCTTGCGTTGTTTCTTGAATGCAGGTATCAATTCATATCTAGGCTGCAACTCGATACGTTCGATTAATCTGTTGCGTTGCAGATAAATGTAATAGTCACGTTCTACTATCGAATCGAATATATGACCGTCGTACTCGACCTTTTTCGCGTTATATTTACTCATGTTTACGTCCTTTCAACGTTTCAAGAAAAAACACTTTATATTCCTTATTTTCTCCACCTACTCTTAATAACTGAGTGAAGTAATTTTGACACCTGTTGATGTAGCGAGAAGCATCTCTTGCTGAATCGAAAGTCAAACGTTCGTTTGTATTCTTTATTTCCACCACTACTGGTTTCGCTTTATACTTATTTCCCAAAAGTCTTTTTGCTGTCATTTGATTCGCTTTTTTGAACAACCCTATTTCGTGACCTTTAATGGTATTTTCGGAATATGTAGCCCACTCCAAATTTTCTAATCTGTTATTCTTTTTGTCCCCGTCGATGTGATTGACCGTCTCTTTATTGTACGGATTAGGAATGAAGGCTTCTGCCACCATTCTATGGATTCTCTTAGATGACTTTTTGCCACCCACGTTTAATCCGTATAAAACATAACCCTTTTGATCTAAACGACCTTTAATCAACCTACTTTTATATCTAAAAGTTCTACCATCTTTGTAAGTTGCTTTTCGTTCGACACTTCTAAGTCTCCCTTTATTACTAACTTCGTAGTATCCTTCGTATCCGTTCGCAGGTTTCCAAATCTCTTTCATCTAACTTCGCCCCTTCAACATATTATTTAAACGTTCATCCACTTTCACCCAAGAATTTTCAAGATGATATAGTTTGTCGAAACTTTCTATCCCCATCTGATGTTGGGAGTTATGGTGTTTCCTACATAATGCTAGGACTTCATTTCCGTAATGATCTATCTCGTTACGGTTACGTCCTGCACCAACTGTGTATCGATGTGCTAAGTCAGCGTTCTGCGTTCCGCATACGACACACGTTCGATTTATCGTACTCATGTATAAGAATGTTCTATCGTTCTTTAGCATGTCGCTCGTCTTGTAATTTAAAGGCACGTCGTGGATAAAAACCCATTCAATGATTAAATCTATCAATTCTCCTGCAACACGTCTTGAACAGTCTCTCAGGCTTATATTTTCATATCCCTTCATCATTTCAAGATAGAACATAAACATTTGTCGCATATCCTCTTGTGGATTTCCTGACCACATATAAATGTCGTTCAGTAATGCGAATATCTTTCTGCGTTGCTTATCTGTAATTTTCTTACCATCATCAATCGTGACTTCTATATCTACAGGCATTCCGTTATCTAACATGAGCATTGCCTCAGGTGTCATCTCGACACCCGAAACTAACGCTTGACCATTTCTATATTTCAGTATTCGTGGCATTTAATCACTTCCATTTTCTGTAATTAGAAGGGCAACATCTCATCCACATCTATTGGACCTGTAGCATTTGCGAATGGATTGTTTTTATTCTGTGGTGGTGCTGCTGCATTATTCTGCTGTTGTTGATTATTTGTATAAGATTGTCCTTTTCGCTCTACAAACGTGATATTTCGAACGACTACGTCAGTTGTGTAAACCGTCTTTCCGTCCTTCTCATACTTACCTGTGTCAATCTCGCCCTCGATACCAATCTTTGAACCTTTAGCGAAGTGCTGAGCGATAATTTCAGCTGTTCTATTGAATGCTTTACAGTTGATATAGTTCGTGCCATACTCTCCTGTGTTTTTATCTTTAACTCGTTTTTGTACTGCTACCGAAAAACTCAATACCTTAGTTGATCCAAACTCTTTAAGTTCTAAATCTCTAGTGATGTTTCCTAAAATTGATACGTTATTCATTGTCGTTGCCCTCCATTTGTTCAGGTAGATTTTTTTCTAAGTCTTTTCTTAATTTTTTAAGAGTTTCTATACAATTGTCTAAACTGTGCAGGTTATCAAAATAAAACCTGATTAAATCTTCGTACTCATAATCTTTAAAAGATTCTCTAGTTTTATATGCAACATCGAAAGCATTTTCTACACCGGTTTTCACTTGAAAGAAAACACCTTCGAATTTTCCGGTTTCTTTATTCGTGGTATAACCACCGCCCACTATATTATCCATTTCAAACAAAACACTTAAAGTAGGATTCTCTCCTTCTTTCACTTCTGCTTCCATCTCTTTGAAAGTTTCTTCTGGTAAACTTTCTCTCAAAATTTCTTTATATACATTTTCGTTAGCCATTGTCATATTCCTCATTTCGTCTATTTTCGATTTTTGTTATTACTTCTTCTGTATATTCGTCTAACTCTGTGAACTCGCCTTCTTCAATCATCTTCTTCGTTGTGATTCCTAGCGAAGCCCAATAGTCAAACATCATCTTGTTATCACGATTTTCTTTGCATAAGTCACGTAGTACTTCTAGTAAGTCGTCAATAAGCATTTTGATTCACGAACCTCTGTATTTTTTTATGGAAGTTTAATGTTGCGATTCCGGTAGCGCCGTTTCTATTCTTAGCGATGATACATTCGAGTTCAGATATACCTGTCACTTCATCTGCTTTTTCTCTGTCGTAGTAATCATCTCTGTGAAGCATGAATACCATATCAGCGTCTTGTTCGATACCTCCTGCTTCCCTTAAATCACTCATCATAGGACGTTTATCGTTTCTACCTTCTACACCCCTACTTAACTGAGATAAGGCTATTACAGTGCATTTATATTCAAGTGCGATAACCTTTAGCTTTCTCGATATATCCTCTACCTCTAAACGTCTGTTATCTCTAAAGTTGCTATCAGATTTCATTAACGTTAGATAGTCGATGATGATAACGTTTCTGTCGCTTTCTTGTTTCATAGTGCTTGCTGCACGTCTGATGTCTGCAGGTGTCGCTTTAGGGTCTGCGTTCACTCTGATGTTCGATTTACTGTATCGATCTAGGAAGTTGATTGACTTCTCTATCTCTTCGTTCGTCAATGCATCCACTTTATCGAACTTTTTCAGGTCGATTAATGTCTGCGATGCCATCATTCGCGTAACGATATCTTTCGCTGACATCTCTAGTGAGAATACTGTAACGTTACAATCGTTCTTTTCGAGTTCTAATGCCATATTGAGTGCGAACGCTGTCTTACCTAGCGATGGTCTAGCACCGACAACAACTAACTGTCCGGGTTTAAATCCACCGATATAGTTATCTATCGAAGTAAATCCTGTCTCCATCACGTTAGTTTTCTTACCGTTGAATATCTCGTCTGCGATTGCATCTATCGTTTCTTTCTTGCTGTCTATCTTCTTAACCTGCAATCCGTCCAAATAATCAATCGTTGACTTTAGATAGTCGAGTGACTGTCTCGAACGATCCTGTGAATAGTTCTCAGTCGCTTCTGCAAGTTTGCGTTCCTTATACTTTTCTAACACTTCTATTTGATAGTTAGTAAAGTGTGATTTCATGATGTACTTATCACTTACTAGCTGTTTCATCAAATCAGTAGGCATGAACTTCCCTTCGAGTTTCTTCGCTTGAATGTATATATCATTCTTATCTACTCTGTTCTGTTCGTTGATATACTTCATCACGTTATTAGCGTAACCATCACTGAACATTTCAGGCGATAGTGCGAGTTCTCCATACAATTCAGGGAACTTTAGCAACGCTCCAACAACTAAGTATTCTAAGTTAGATTCATTCATTGAGTTCACTTCTTAATCTATCCAATCTAGCGAGTAACTCTGCCCGTCTTTTAGGGTCTTCTGTACGCTTGTTGCGTTCTACTGCCTGTTGTATCTCTTCATATTGTAGTTGTGCCTGATTCACTCGTTTAATAACAATGATGTCTGAGGGCTTAGGCTCGAATCTACTTTCTTCATAATGTTTAAGTAGTTTCTTCTGAGTGAGTTCGTAGTCTCCTTTTTTTAAAGAGTACATCCAAGCTTTAGCTACCGTTTCATTAATATGAAATTTCGGGTATAAGTCTACGAGTATCTCTAGTATCTTCCCTGCGTCTTGTTTGTTCATATAGTCACTCCTTAATATTTCCTAAGAATGAATTAATATTAAAGTTAGATGATCCTTTTACTTCTTCTGAATAGTCATCTAAGAACGATTCGTTATTAAGGAATGTTTTAGGATATTTCTGATACTGTTTATCTGTTATTGTCTTTAGATAATCTTTAGTACCTTTCATAATTACTTCTTTAGAATGTTTCTTACGTACAGCTTTATATTTAATGAATGCTGCTTTCCTATCCTTCTTTTTGTCGTATAGGTTATACCATTCATCGAATTCTGAAACTATAGCGTCATCGTCAGATGCGCATATATTCTTATCATTGTTATTCTTAAGACTGTTATTCTTAAGACTGTTATTCTTAGTACTATCATTTTGTAAGGATACGTTTTGTAAGGATACGTTTTGTATGCTTACGTTTTGATAGGATACGGGTTTATGATGTAAATGATAGATGTTATTACTGAACCCGTTAGCTGTTCTATTTCTAGTGATTGTTAGAAAACCATTTTCTACTAATTGGTTCTTGTATTTATTGAAACGTCTTTCGCTGATGTTTAAGTGATGGCGTATTAACTCTACACCCGGAAAAGCTACATCTGTTGCACCTGCGTATGAACTTAAGTAAGCGTATAACCCTTTAGCTTCAATATCGATATGCTCGTTGCAGGTTAAACTCTTGAACACTAATCCGTAACCTTTCAAGTCACTTCTTATTAGATCACTCACTTAATCACTCCTCTTTTTCGGCTTTCTTCTTTTCTGTCATCTGCTCGAATACTTTAGTGAAGTTTACTGCATCTTCTTTTGTCATCTGTTCGTATGGTGGCATCTTCACGTAATCTGTGATAACTTTTTCAGTCGTTCCTTTAGCGCTCACTTCAACTAACTTCTTTAAGGCTAGTTTTAAGTTGCCTATATCTTCACTGCTTGCAGGCTCTTTTACCTGCTCAGGCTCTTTCTCTCCGTTGTAGATGTATAGTCCTAATCCATGTAATGCTGCAGCTTTAACAAAACAACGCTTATGCGCTTTGTTGATGTCGAATGCTGCGACTGTGTCAGGTGCTACAGGTTTATTTCTAAAATCGAGTACAGGTAGTAATTCGGTTTCAGTCTTACCTTTAATCGTTACTGATACTTGAACGAAGTAACCTTCTTTCGTTTTAAGGAATGGTACGAAGAAGTCGTCAATCGGTACATCAGGGTGTGGGAACTCGTGAATCTTAACCGAGTAATCAGGGTCAATTTTCTTCAAGTAACCATGCGCCCAACTCCATGACAGATAGCTTAATCCATTCTTCTGTTCTACGTGATCGTTTACATTTACCTTATTTAACTGTTCGAATAATGATTCTGTCATTCTTCTTCTCCCCCTAGCGATGATATATCGATTAGTTTATGTTCGTATTCAGTCGTCTCTACGTGCTGCCAGATGTCATGCTGTGATAAGTCAGGCTGTCCGTCATTTTCGCCAAAACCTTTGAATAACTTCGCATCTTTACGTGATGTGCTGTAAGTCGTTTTATATTCAGAATGTGCAGCTACGAATAACTCGATAGGCGAATTCTTTAAGCTGTAGTAGTAACTCGTTTTAGGCTCTGTCTTGTAGTTCATTCAGCAGTCCTCCATTATTCATAATGTGTTTTACAACTTCTAATTTCTCGTAAGCACTATCTATAAAGTCGCCCTCTTTGATGTTTAAGTGTTTGCACCCGTAATGATAATTTTCGTTGTAGTGCCATACTGTGATTGTCGATATATCCCTATAGTCTTTCTTGAATGTAATATCTACTTTCTCATCTGTGTAACATCTCTCTTTAACTAACTCTTGCATGATGTGGAACAAGTTTGGTAAATCTATAACTTGATTCATAATTTCTCCATTTCCTACAGTCGTGAAATATGCTAGAATAAGAGATGTCTAGTAACTTATTCGCACATACTTAACTGTATGTGTTTTTTTATTTTACGTTTACATATTCCATGAACATTCTTAATGCTGCTCCGTAGCTTTCGCATTTAAAGAGCCTTTCAGATACTTCTTTCGCTTCTTCTTGATAACCATTCCGTCTTAACTCGCTCGATACAATTCCAGCAAGATTAAAAACATTGACATCTTTTCCTGTTAATTGAACTATTAAATCTGTTTTAGCCATTTACTCCTCCTCCTCTTCATCATCTTCTTCTCGCTCGACTATTACGTAACTCTCGTCATCTTCATACGAATAATATATTTCTTCCATCACGTCTCGCATCATTTCGTTATCCGGTATCATCATCTCACCTCACATATTGAAATTTAATTACTCCACCACTATCATCGAATTTACTGTGTAGCACTCGTATATCGTCATTTTTCGTGTAATAGGATAAATCCCTCTTGAACTTCTTTACTTCGCCTCTACGGTACGTCAGCACTATAATATGACTAATCTTATTTATCGCTTTCAACGAATTCACTATTGATAACGAGTAGTAATGCTGCACATGATAATGCGATGAATAGTCCTGCTGTTTCTAAAGGTGCGAGGTGGTCGCTTACTAATGTGATGATGTAGCTTATAGCGAGTAAAACAGTTGATGTTGCTATGATTAGTTTCATGCAGACGCTCCTTTCAAGTAAGGGAACTTTTCTTCAAACTTCTTAATCGGGACTTTACCTCTGACTGAATAGAAACCGTCTTTTTCCATTTCTTCATTCATTCGTCTAATCTGCGAATGAGCATAAGACTTTGAACACTCTAAAAGCTCCATAATATCTTTAGCATTGTAAAAGTGTTTCATTAGATCATCTCCTTAAGCGATTTCTGAATTGCGCATATCTTTAATAAATTGAATTGCTCTGTCAACATCTCGTCTTTTAATATGGTTATTAGGTGCGTTACCTTTCATTCCGAGATGTTTTTTAGCAGCAACTAATATTTTTGATTTAGCTTTACCGATGTCGTAGCGACGTTGCTCTTTTAAGCGTTTGTTGTGTTGTGCTAGTTCATAAATATCTGTGGTTGCGACATCTTCTAGTGTTAATTGCGTTCCATTTGCATCTACATATTTTTCAGCTTTATCTTTTACCATGTACTTAATCGCTGTAATATCCTGTGGAGTTACGTATTCTCCTGTTAAAGTTTGTTTGATTTCCTTTAGTTCGTTCGATGTATGCGTATTGTAATCAAGTTGTAAGTTGCTGATTTTAGCCATTTGTTCAGCTAACATCGTTAGTATTTCGGGATTATTAATCATTTCTGTTGCTGTTGCTTTAGTGATGTACATTCCTTTGTTTCTGATTTGTGGTAGTACCTCTGACGTTACCCAGCGCTTAAATCGTTTAGCCGATTCTAATTTGCTACTGAAAATTAATGCGTATAAGCCAGATTCGTTGATTAGGGTTGGTTGTTGATTTCGACCCATGGTGTCACGAATCGTTACCCCATCTTTTTTATCTTCCAAATCAACGTGGTCACCTAATGCTTTCCTAGAATTTGAGTAACCTAAAATATCAGCCACATCTTTGCCTACAAAATATGGTTCTCCGTCTACTTCTAAAGTCCTTATTGGCAACTCGTCAAAATTAAATACTTGTAATTCGTTCATCATCTCTCTCCTTTTGATGTATAATTTTCATATCTCCTTTTGAAAGGAGGTGATACTGTGAAAGCAATCTTAAATTTTGAAAACGATAAATTTGTTGAAGTTGAAAACCTTCAAAAAGTAATTAAAAATGGGGCTCATGGTGCTATCGTTAAGACCGGCGAAGATATTAAAAACACCATATATTCAAACGGATCAATTACTTTTGTCGGAGATACTACAATAGCTGTCTCATCAGCTAAATTAGGCTTCGTTCAATTTATCGACTAGTTTTAACAACTCTGTTGCTGCTATAAGCAGCTCAGGGTTTCTTGTTTGCGATTTGAGCAAAACGATAATGTAACTTACAATTTCTTCTTGTAATTCGTTCATGTTATCCTCCTTTTTGTGTCTTTTAAGACACTTTGTCATTAAAAAAAATATCCTCTATCTCATCGTTACTTAAACCTAAAACTTCTTTGATACCTAGTATCTCACTTCTAGTGTATTCTGTTTCGCCTTTAAGTTTACGATAATAAGAGTTTTTACTCATGTTAACGCCGTTTTTTTCTAATACATGTAAGAAACCAATAACACTGTAACCTCTATCTTTGATTTCGTCCTTTAATTTTTCTACATTCATCATTTCACATCCTTCCGTGTCGTTTAGGACACTTATAATGTACCATGAATGAAACTGATACGTCAACAAAAAGTTTCTAAAAAGACACAAAATATTTTTTCTTCATCTAATATAAAAATAATAGTTTCATTTATGACACTTTTATTGTATAATTAAATCATTCAAATAAAGGAGTGAGTTAAATATGCAACCGGATCTAAAAGGTAGAAGAAAAGAACTTGGTTTAACTTTAGAACAAGTTGGTGAAATAGTAGGTGTAGGCAAATCTACTGTTCGTAAATGGGAAGATGGACAAATTGCGAATATGGGTAGAGATAAAATTTCTAAATTAGCTGAAGCGTTAAGAGTGTCACCTATGTATATTATGGGATTAGAAGAATTAGATACTTTAAAAATCCCCGTAGTTGCTCAAGTATCAGCCGGTCTACCTGTGTATTCGGAACAAGACATCATCGACTATGCTTATGCACCTGCATACCTAAAAAAGAATGGTAGAGAATTGTTTTATTTAAAAGTAACTGGAGATTCTATGGATAAAGAATTTAAAGAAGGCGACCTTATTCTTGTGGATATGAATTCTACAGTAGAGAATGGTCAAATTGGTGTCGTTCAAATTAATGGATATAACGCTACTGTTAAACGAGTTAAATACGATGAGGATAAAATAATACTATTACCGGAATCAAACAATTCCGACCACTTACCACAGATTTACACTAAAGATGATAAAGTTAAAATCATTGGTCGTGTAATTTCTGCACAAAAACAATACTAGGAGGAATAAGGGCATGAAAATCAAAGTATTATCTGCAACAATCTTGACTACTACATTGTTATTGACAGCGTGTGGAGGGAATAACGAAAGTAAAAATGATTCTAAAACAGAACAAAAACAGAAAGAAGTTACAATCGATTCTTTAATCAAATCTTTCGAAGCTAAAGGTCTATCGGTCAAAGATGCTAAAAAGATGAGCCATGAAGACTTTGGACCTGCACCAATGAAATCTAAAGAAGCAAAACAATTTGTCGTAGAAAAAGATATGAATGCAAGATTATTCTATTATGACAATGAGGATGATCTAAAAGAGATGAAGAAATATTATGATGAATTAGGGAAGGAAAGCGCGATGTTATTTTCACATACTCACACTAAAGGTAAATTCTTAATTCAAGCTAATGGTAGTATTGATGAAAAAGTATTTAAAAAATATACAGATGTAATGGATAAAGAGATTAAATAAAACTTAATATAAGTCTGTCTTTTTTACAGGCTTATTTTTTGTACCCATTTTTAAGAAAGGAGCTCTTTTATGGCAGTATATAAAGACAAAAATACAGGTAAATGGTACTTTTCTGTTCGATATAAAGATATTTACGGTAATAATAAAAGAAAACTAAAGCGTGGATTCGATAAGCAGAGAGAAGCTAAAGCAGCAGAAGCTAAATTCTTAACTGAAGCAGTTGATAATTATTCATCAGAACAGACATTTGAATATGTTTTTTATCACTACTTAGATAATTCAGACTTGCGTCCTAAAACACGCAAACGAAAAGAGAATGAGTATAAGAAGCATGTACAGTCGAAATTCGGACATATTAAGATGAGTGACATTAAACAGAATCAGTGTCAGGAATTTAGGAAGTATCTTATTGATAATCTACCCTCAGTCAATTCTGCACGAACGGTGTGGAGTGGTTTTAAAGTCGTAATTAATCATGCAATTAAACATTTTGGATTGCGTATTGATCCAACGGTATCGATTAAACCTATCCCTAGAAAGAAACCTAAACCAACATTCATTATGCGTGATGAATTTGATAATAAAGTAGATAACTTTATAGATGATGCTTATGTAGAAGCTAGTCAGTTGATGTTTTATTCAGGATTACGTGTAGGAGAGTGTTTTGCATTAACGTGGAAAGATTTAAATTTAAGCAAGAACGAATTGATGGTATCAAAGACAATGGATATTACGAATCGACAAATATATGATAGAGCGAAAACAGAATCATCTGAAACAATCGTTGTATTTCCACAATTTATATCTGATATTCTACATGATAGATACGAGCGAGAAAGTAAGAAATGGCAGTACTTTAATGATGATTATTTCGTCTTTGGTGGTATCGCTCCGAAACATTACGCCCACTATCATAAGAAATTTAAAGAAGTGTTTCCAGGCTACCATATACATTCATTGAGACATAGCTATGCATCATACCTAGCGAATAACGGTGTAGATATTTTTGATCTACAACAGCTGATGCGACATGCACGTATCACAGAAACATTAGATACTTACTCACATCAATATACAGATAAAAAGCACAAGGCAATTTCCGTATTCGATAAATAA